GTGTGAATCAAGGCTGGCTCTTCCGTGCTAACGACAAGGGCGTGAGGCCTAAGGCACGGATGGAGATGAGGCCCAGCTGGTGTGGGCTGCACTTCCCATCCTATCTCCAGGGTAACTGGGTCCTGCTGGTAGAGGACATGGCTAGCGCCGTGATTATGGACCCCTACTTCCCAACGGTGGCCTTGCTTGGCACCTACTTGAGCAGGGAGAAAGCAGACTACCTCTTGAAATGTGGAGTAAAACATGTTATACTAGCCTTAGATGCCGACGCTTCTGATAAGGCCCTGGCAATGAGGAAGGAGTGGAACATGATAGAGCATGTCGTCCTCCTGAAAGAGGACATCAAGGACATGAAGCTGAAGCAGGTGGAAGACCTGAGCTTAGAACTCTACGACATATCAGACAGCGCGAGGAAGTGTGGATAAGAAACGAGGATGTGAGTGACAAGAGAACAAAGAATAATAGCAGCAGCAACTCAGGATAGGGGAGCATTTAATTCCCTAGCCACGCTAGTTGAAGCACAAGACTTCACCCGCCAAGGGTGGATAGTGTGGGAGTGTGTGGCTAACTACTATGTAGAGGATGGGGAGGCTGAGAGCGTAGACATGGCACTCTTAGTTGATAGTTTCTCAACCCTCTACCCACGACATGCCAAACATCTGGAGCTTCTAGTCTCTGAGCTAGAGGAAGTTAGTGCACCTAACGTACTCACAGATTATCTGATTCTGAAGAAGAACGGACTGAAGAACAGAATAGCTGAGGCTCTCCTCTCAGAGGCATCAACCGATGAGATGATAGTCACGTTGATGGAGGAGTATCATGCCTTAGCAGACAAGGGAGTAGATGAGGATAGTAACGCCCTCGTAAGTGTGGATATAATGGAAGTCATATCAGGGGTGACCCCCGACAATGTGGTAGCCTTAGATCCAGAAGCATTGAACGAGAAGATTGACGGTGGACTAGAGAGAGGTAGACAAGTAGCTATCTATGCGCCTACGGAAGTGGGCAAGACTCTCATCTCCATACACTTCGCGTGCGCCCTACTTAAACAGGGACACACGGTGTTGTATTGTGGGAACGAAGACCCCGCCAAGGCTATGCTCTTGCGATTCTACTCCAACCTAGCTGACATGGACAAGCATGAGATACTTGCCAACCCAGGTCAAGCAAGGGACAGAGCATTCGAGAATGGGTATGCCAACCTAGTATTCTTAGACCTGTCTCCTGGCAGCATAGCTGAGATACGCAGAGCAGTGGAGAAGTATGAACCGCTAGCTGTATTCGTAGATCAGATGGCCAACATGGAGTGCCGCTCGGAGAATAAGGTAGAGAAGAACGAGATACTGGCCGCACGTTTAAGAGCGCTCGCAAAAAAATACGACATCATAACCTTCATCATTCACCAGGCTAGCGAGAGTGCTTACAGTAAGCTGGTCCTTGAGAAGAATGATATGTACTTCTCCAACGTAGGGGTACAGGGTCAGATGGATTTGATGCTGGGCATCGGAAGTGATGCTTGGCATGAGCAACAGAACAGGAGGGTTATGTCCATAACTAAGAACAAAATCTCAGGAGATCATTCCTATTTTCCAATCACCGTGAACCCAAGTAAGAGTCAGATAGTAGCATGATGACATTCCAGCAGATTGCTGACGAGATGAACATCTCAACCAGCAGGGTGCATCAGCTATACAACAGTGGCATGGATAAGATTAGAAAGCAGCTAGCTTCAGACCCTGACAGGGCAGAAGGGCTGCGACTTCTTCTCCACCCTGAACCAGAAGAAGATCCGATCATCTACGACATGCTCGACGAACTTGAGCAAGATGAGATGGACACAGACTATGCTTGGTATGGAATAGAAGAGGAAGAATTAGAGTTGGAATGATTATAACGGATGTAAACGAGTACCTCTCCCTACCCTATGCGGTAGTGGATGTGGAAACCACCAACAAAGATTTCGGGGATGCTAACAACCCCGATAACGAACTGCTACTCACCTCAGTATATCAGGAGGGTAAGGTGAGTAGTGTATGGGGAGATGAGTACCATGCTCCCCTCTCCCTATGGCTAGATCAGATTGAAGATAGTCGCACCCTACTGGTGGGACACAACATCAAGTTCGATTTGATGTGGCTGAAGAGAGCAGGGTTGCGCCTGGAAAACGCAATTGTCTGGGACACCATGATAGGAGAGAAGGTGCTGCAAGGTAACAACCCCGAGCGCCTGCCTAATGATCTCGGTGCTGTAGCACAGAGGTATGGCTACCCAGGTAAAGAACCATTCGTTGATATCTGTATCAAGAACGGGGTGTGCCCCTCCAATCTACCTCCATCTTTTGTCCAAGAAAGGTGTGAGTATGATGTGAGAGTGACGCATGGCATATTCCTACAGCAACGAGACAGGATAGCAAGTGAAGGTAAGCTCGGAGTGATGCTCACTAGGTGCCTATTGACACCAATCCTCGCAGACATAGAGGCTCAAGGCCTCATGTTAGACGGGGAGAGGACCATAGAGGAGTGGGCTAGCACACAACGAGAACTGGATGCCATCCTTGAGGAGCTAATTGATATCGCAGACATCAACTGGAACAGCCCTAAGCAAAAGGGGGAGGTGTTATACCAGAAGCTGAAGTTCAAACCCATTAAGAAATACGGGAAGCCACTGCTCACTGACAGTGGTAACCTACCCACCAGTGTGGATGTGGTGCGCCAACTCAAGCCCACCAACAAGACACAGAAGAGGGTGCAGGAGTTGCTGCTGAAACAGAGTGACTTGAATGCAAAGATGACGAAGAGTTTGTCAAAGTTCAAGGAGTGTGTTGACAATGATGACACCCTCTATGCTGGCTTCACCCAGCACATTACACAAACCCATCGTCTGTCGTCCACTGGTAAGAAGTATAAGGCACAGCTGCAGAACATTGACCGCAGGTTCAAGCGCCTGTTCAAGCCTAAGCAAAAGGGCTGGTACATCCTAGAAGCTGATGGTAAAGGTCTGGAGTTTCGTGTAGCTGTGGAGTTGGGTGATGATGAGAGGGGGAGAGAGGATTTGAGAGATCCAAACTTCGACCCTCACACCACCACAGCCAGTGTAATATTCAACGAGGATTATGACTACCTAAAGGCTAGATTGAAAGCAGGAGATGAGGAGGTGGATGCTCTTCGCACAGATGCTAAGAAGCACACCTTCAAACCCCTGTACCATGGCACGTCAGGTACAGAGGATGAGCAGAGATACTACCAGTATTTCAGGGACCGCTACCCCGGTATCACGGGGCAGCAGGATGCCTGGAAACAGGAGGCTCTCAGATACAAGAAGGTGCGGATGCCATGGGGATTGGACTTCTTCTTCCCCAACTGCACCATGAGTAGAACTGGTTATATTGAAGGGAGTACTCAGATATGTAACTATCCAATTCAGAGTTTCGCGACAGCAGACATCATCCCCATAGCTATCGTGTACACCTGGCATGAGATGAAGAGGAGAGGTTTACGCTCTAAGATTGTTAACACCATCCATGACTCCATCATTGTAGAAGCGCACCCAGAAGAGATTGATATTTTGTGCGAAATAATGCTGGAAACTTTCACGGATATGTGTTATAATTACCTTAAGAGTGTATATAATTTCACCTTCCGCACACCCCTCGGTGTGGAAATTAAGTGGGGAACTCATTGGGGAGAGGGGACCAAAGAGAATAAAATAGAAACAACAAGAGAAAACAAACATGCAAGTTAATGGATTTATTACTAGCCGGAGAGACCGGCCCACTGCAAACGGCGGCACCGCTTATAATGTTGAGGTGAACGGCACATGGTACGGCTGTGGCTTCGACGATCCGGGTGCCGGTGAGGGTGACTATGTACGCTTTGATGCGGAGCAGAAAGGCAAGTACATGAACGCCTCAAACATCGTGAAGATGGACCCCCCAGCAGGGGAGAGCAAACCCAAGGCACCTGTGAATGCAAGGGAGGTGAGCATTGCCTTCCAGAGTTCACGCAAAGATGCCATCGCTATGGTGGGCGTGCTGCTCCAGCATGAAGTGTTGGCCTATCCCAAGACTGCCAAGCAGGGCGAGAAGGTTGATTCAATCTTGGCCTTTACAGACAGTCTGGCAGCCCGATACTACAACACCTTGCAAGAGGTGATCGAAGCTGGTGACGTAACCCCCGTAGTAGGAGAGTAAGATGGAAGAGATGTACGCCACTGATACCTACTTCGTAGTCCTAGGAGATGGACTGGAAGACTCAGGTAAGGAATACCATGTAATCAACAAGGTCACGGAAGTTGTGGAGTACAGAACCTCCTTCCTACCAATGGCCATTGGTATAATGCTAGACCTAACATCTGATCTTGAGGACAAGACAGAGGTCTACGAGAACTTAAGAGAGGGATCAGACCCCGAGGACGACACGCCCTCGCCTCTCCATTTAGTTAACTAAGGCCACATGCATCTACTAGTAGATGCAGATTCGGCCCTGTATAAAGCAGGGTTTAGTAATGAGGAGAGGAGCTGGCTAGTTTGCGACAGAGAGACGGACACTATTATCGAACAGCATAGGTATAAGCGGGACATCCCCGCCCACTACCTTCAGGACGAGAGTGTTATCCTAACTCAGCATTCTACGCCAGGCCCTCTTGCTCATTCTATTTCGAATCTGAAAGGATTATGTGACAGCATGCTAGCTATTGAACACAGCAGCTATGAGATGTTCCTCACTGGTCCTGGAAACTTTAGAGAGAGAGTGTACGAGGACTATAAGATTGCACGGAGAGGGGCACCTAAGCCCTGCCACTTTGATCAGCTTAAAGACTGGATGATTAAACGTCACCAAGCTGTGGTAGTGGAGGGAGAGGAGGCTGATGACAGAGTGAGTTGGGAACAATGCACCTCTGCTCATGAAACGTGCATAGTAGCCATTGACAAAGACCTGCTGAACACACCAGGATGGAACTATAACTATGACAAACAGATCCTCAAGGAGATCAGCGAGGAGGAGGCTAACCTTAACTTCGGCAGACAGTGCCTCACGGGAGATCCTACCGATTCAATACCAGGGATACAGGGCATCGGCCCTAAGCGGGCTAATAAAATCTTGCCTAACCTCATGCCCGGATGGACAGATAGGATTCGTGATGAGTATGCTAAGGCCTATGGAGAAGAGGGAGGAGATATCCTCCTCAGAAATGCAACGCTTCTTTGGATGCGACGAGAGCCAGAGCAACAATTCGAGTGGGGGTTAGTGGAGTGACTTCGGAGGTAGCAGCTTTCCTCGTGATCGGCTGGGTGTGGTTAGTATCACACTACCTTCTCACCTTCCTCCCTACGGAGGAGAAGTGGGAGTGGATTATGCAACCACTAGTGAGAGTGTATCTAGCAACGGGTGCTGTCTCATTGATGATAGCACCTTTCATCTTTATAAATAACTTATGACATGCACCAAGGATGGAGTGAAGGGAAGTATTGGTCTTTCATACGATCGATACTCAGGAGAGGTTTTCAGAGATACCCCCCCAAATACGTCGCCAAAAACAGAGCCAAGCAGGGTAGAGGATTATACCTATGTGAAGCATGCGGTGACACTTATAGAAACCGGGACGTGTCAGTGGACCACATCGTCCCATGCGGAAGCCTCAAAGAGTTTGACGATCTTCCAGGGTTTGTGGGACGATTGTTTTGCGAAGTGGACGGGCT